ACCTTGCAGCAGATGGAAAAATCCGTCTAACCAGCAAATCACCGGGCAATAAATATTGGACGGGTACAATCACTTATATTACAAATGACCCTTACCCATAACTTAAAAAACGAAAGGAAAATATATGAAACTAGAATATGGTTCAAAATCTTTAGAATATGACGGAAGTGGTGCAGTATCAGCCACTAAGGTCACTTTAGTCAATGCAAATGGGGCAAATGTTCCAATCTTGCTACCAGCTGATAAAATCAGCTTGTCTAATACTGAGCTTTTTGAGTTAGCTCTTGAGTCGCTCTATGAGGAAAATTTCCCGAACAGAGCAGAAAACGAAAAATTCAGCAAGGTAGCTCAAGAGTTGCAAAAAAACAAAGAGGCAGCGGCTCAAGCTGAGCAAGCAGTCACAGAAACAAAAGAAAATCTTGATACTGTTTCAGCTATTACCGAGGTATTAATTGCTCTTGCTGTTTCACAAAATGGAGGTATGGCTACTCATGCTTATGGAAAGGTAGCCAATTTCATCAAGCCACTTGCTAAGGACAAACGTTATAACAACGGAGACATCATCTCAGGCGCTTATCCATTTGATACTAATGCAAAATGGCCAAAGGGTACGCAAACTATCTTTAAGTTTCAAATGCAAGCCACAGAGGGCTACACGTACAAAGAGCAGTCACTTGCTGAGATGCTACAACAAGGCGTCTTGACCGTAGTCATGCCTCGTATTGATTAGACAAGGGGGACATATGCAAGATTTAGCATTTCATGAATTATTAGATCACCTCAAAAACCTATCTTATAGCCCGTATATCCATTTCTTTTTTTGGCTAATGGTATTAGATATTGTGACAGGTTATATCAAGGCATTTAAGACCAAGCGTTTTGATAGCAAAGTAGGTACGATGGGATTGATTCGTCATTTCGTTGTATTTCTTGTTATCTTACTTGTGGCCATGTATTCACGGTCATTGGGATTTCGTAGTTTTGGGACTGCCTGGACAATGTTTTTCTCGTTCAATTACTTGTTCTCAGTAATTGAAAATTGGGAAATGATTGGACTTGCTTTTCCAGAATTCCTAAAACCTTATATCAATCAAATCAAGAAAGACAATGCTCGTAAGATAGGTCAGTTATTGGTCAACATCGACCAAAAAGACAAAGTAGAAGTTGAAATAAAGGAGAAAGAAAATGAATAAAATCAACTGGAAATTACGCTTACAAAACAAAGTTACTCTTATCGCTCTATTAGGGGCGGTATTCCTTATGGCTCAACAATTTGGTTTTGAAGTCCCAAAGAACATCCAGGACGGTGTGAACACATTTGTTTATATCCTTGTATTGCTTGGTGTGGTTACTGATCCAACAACCGCTGGATTGACAGACAGTGAACGAGCACTCGAATATTACGAGCCAAATAAAGACTAATCAATTTGAGAACCCTTTTGGGTTCTCTTTTTAATATTTAAAGAAAGGAGCAAGATTTGAAGAAAACCATTGAAAAGAAACTTGAAATCACATCGAATAATAGAGATGTGGATAGACTCTATCAAGAATTTTTTAGCATGGATAAGAACATCGCAGGATTCAAATTCACTCTTGAGAATTTAGTTGCTAACAAGGTCATCTGTTTGTTTTACTTCAAAAATTCTAAACGATATTCAACAGTTGATGCGACAATCGAAGATAATACCTTTACTGTCAAGTTCGACACTTCATTGATTACGATGGACGAACCTGTTGTTGGGTATATCTATTTTGAAAAAGTAGAGAAATCTGCTGACGTGTACAGCTTTCAATTCAATGTTCGAGTTAGTGAACTTGATAAGTCTAAGAATGTTCCTGTAATCGAGCAGAAGACAGGTCGCATCGTAGATATCGAGAACATTGTTACCAGATCAGAATTAGAAGAAATTCTCAAGACTATTCATATTGAGAGTGCTGCACAAGACAATTCAGAGATCATTAAACGTTTAGCAGCCTTAGAAGCTAAGCTTGAAATCGACACAAGCGGTTTCGCTACCAAGGAAGAGTTGCAGAACATTTCACTGACTCCTGGACCAAAGGGCGACCGTGGTGATCCTGGACCGCAAGGAAACCCAGGAGAAATTGGTCCTCAAGGGCTTCAAGGCCTGCAAGGTCCACCAGGACCTAAAGGCGAAACTGGAGAGCGTGGACCGCAAGGAGATGTCGGACCTAAAGGAGCGGACGGTTTACAAGGTCCTCAAGGATTGCAAGGTATTCAAGGTGAGCGTGGGCGAGATGGACAACCTGGACCTCGTGGAGAACGAGGGGAACAAGGACCAATCGGACAAACTGGACCGGCTGGACCTCAAGGTCCTATTGGACTTACTGGTCCAAAAGGTGCTGACGGTGTGGGTATTCCGCAAAAAATCAGCATAAACGGGAATGTAGTCAGTCTATCTGACGGCGGGGGAAGTATCACACTTCCAACCGCTACACCATCAAACACAGGCGGTCAAGTCCATGAGTACGAAATCCACGGAACTGGCATGCCTAATGGCAGAGTTAGTGCGCCTGTAGGTACCACCTATGTGGATACCGCTATTACAAATAAAGCTTTAAAATGGATCAAACGCTCTGGCAATGACAATCAGGGCTGGGAGGTTCTAATGGGTGACACTGGATGGATAAACCTCCCTATTGTGTCAAAGCTAGGAGCTTCTTATTTAAAAATCAGACGTGTAAATAACATGGTTACTTACCAATTTGGTGGATTAAGTTGGGGCTGGTTTGGTATTGTAAGACGGGGAGGTCCCGGATATGTCTTACAACCTAGTGACCGTGACCGAAATTGTTTCATTTTAGGTTTAGGTGGAATACCTCAAGGTTTCCGTTCCGAGTTCAGTCTTATTGGAGGTATATACAATGACGCAGGAACGCCCTACGGGACATGGTATTTAGGAGGAAGTGGAGATGGTAATATGCTGAGATTTCAGTTTACTGACCCGGTGCCTACCAATAAAGATATTGGAGATATCCGTGTCAGCTCAATAATGTACTTAACGGACGAACCTTGGCCTACAAGGTTACCGTAATTTTGAAAGGAAAAATATAAATGGATATTGATACAAGCAGATTAAGAACAGATTTGCCACAAGTTGGTGAACAACCTTACAGACAGATTCACGCTCATTCAACGGGTAATCCAAATTCTACTGCCCAAAATGAAGCAGACTACCATATGCGTCGTCCTGTTGATTCAGGTTTCTTCTCGCATGTCGTCGGAAACGGCCGTGTAATGCAAACCTGGTACACAGATATGGGAGCCTACGATGTAGGGGGTGGCTGGAATGTTGAAGGATATGGTCAGGTTGAATTGATTGAGAGTCATGAAACAAAGGAAGAGTTTATGCGTGACTATAAGCTTTACGTTCAACTTTTACGAGATCTTGCAGATGAAGCAGGAATTCCGAAAACTCTTGACTCTGACAGTCTTGCAGGAATCAAGACACATCAGTATTGTACATACAATCAACCAAGAAACTTTTCAGACCATGTGGACCCTTACCCTTATCTTGCCAAATGGGGTATCAGTCGTGAGCAGTTCAAGAAAGACATTGAGGGCGGTGTTGACATCGAAGCAGGTTGGCGACAAAATGCCACTGGTTGGTGGTGGGAAGAGTCAGATGGTTCTTATCCTAAAAACACTTGGAAAAAAATCAACAATGAGTGGTTCAGATTTGATGAAAAAGGCTACTGCTTAATCAATCGTTGGTTCTTCGATGGGAAATATTGGTTTTATCTTGATAAACGTGGAGCGACAGTCACAGGTTGGATTTTCATCAATCATCGTTGGTATTACTTTGACAAAGACGGTTACATGGTGACTGGCTGGGTCAAATATCGCGAAACATGGTATTTCATGGAAGAAAAAGATGGTTATATGCTATCTAAACAATTCATTAAGGCTGGTGACGGATGGTACTATTTGAAAGCGGATGGAACACTTGCTACTGATCCAGAGTTTAAAGTAGAACCAGAAGGATTAATTACAATTACCAATAAATAAAACAAAAACAGAAAGAAATTCAGAATTTAATTACACTTGACCGCTGGCGTTTGCTGGCGGTTTTTTGTTTGCTCTGAAAGTAGTTTCTAAAATAAAAGAAAGTAATGATTTTTTTACTGTTTTTTATTTTTTCTACGAATAGATAAGTAGGAGGAAAAAATGAAGATTTTAAATATTGAACTAGCAAATGTAGAGCAGACAGATTTAGGCTTTGAGCATTGGGTAGATGTGACTTACCAGGTGCCGATTTTAAAAAATGAGTACACGGTCAAGTTGTTGCTCTTGATGGAATGCAAGATAGAGGACCAGGAAGTCATTGAGTATCTGGTATCATCTTGGAAGTATCGTGATTTGGTGTTACATTCTGTGCAGATGTATGAGATGGAAAGGGGCAAAAAGGGGGCATAAGTTGTAAACTTTTATATTTTTATGGTAAAAAATAAATGTAGTTTATCTCTTATTTATGCTTATTTCATAGGTTTTTGGATTTATTTCTTCCTATATATACTAATAAAAATAGTATACCGTGGATTGAAATCATTCTACAACCTTAAAAAATAATCGTTGATTTAACAACGTTTTAAGCCCCTCGGATTTTATCCGAAGGGCTTTTTCTTTGTTAAAGGGGCATAAAAGGGGCAAAACTTTTTAAATAATATTCTTCATAACTTTATCTAAAACATTGATTGCTTCATCTTTCATGTTTTTGGTAACGTGGGTATAGATAGAAGTAGTGACTTCTGAATCAGAATGACCAACTCTATCCATGATTGTTTTTAATGGGATTTTATTTTCAGCTAAAATACTAATTGTAGTATGTCTGAATATGTGTGGAGATATATGTTTTGGTATTGGTTTTTTAAGTCTTTCATTTGCTCTTTGAAGTGACTTACTTAGGATAGAACTATGAATCGGCTTACCTGTATTTGTGACAAATATACGGTCACTCTTAAACCAATTCTTATCAGTCGATTCACTTAAACGATTAAGTTCAATCATCTGATCAAGAATTTCAATTTCTCTTTCAGTGAGAAGCGTGGTTCTAAAACTAGCAAATGTTTTAGGTCCATCATCGTCTGGTATGTATCTATTGAAAGTTGTGTGGATATCAAGTGTTTTTGTTTCTTTATGATATTTGTCTAGTGTAAGGCCAGCCAATTCACCAACACGACAACCATTTAAAATCATAAACTCACACGCTAGAGCATATCTCAGAGTAATATCTTTTCGATAGAGTTCTTTCAAGATTGCTTTATATTCTTTTGGTTCAAGGTATTTATCTTTGGCATTTTTAATCTGCTGCAAACTTTGTTTTTTTCGAGGTAACTTTGCTTTTCTTGCAGGGTTATTTTCAATAAATCCTTGGTCAATAGCATAGTCAAAGAAGACATTTAGAACGGATTTTACACGGTATTTTTGTGTATAAGTCCATTCTTCAGTATCAAGTAATCTTTGAATCAATCTTACATCCATATTCTCTATCTTAGTGCCTTTTTCAACTTTGTCTAATATTCTATTATAGGTCGCTAACATAGTCTTATATGTGCTTAGTTTTATTTGTTTCTGATGAAATTCCCACCATTCAGAAAAAACTGTATGGAATAAAGCAGAAGCAGTGGTCAACTTTTGCAGTACATTTTCTATTTTATCATCCAGTAGTTTCTGAGCTTCCTTCTTTGCTCTTGATGTACCAGAACTAAGAGTTACAGAAACTCTTTTCCATTTTTCGGTATACGGGTCTTTATACCGTTCAAAAAATTTATACTTTCCATTCGGAAGTTCTTCCATCCACATTGATTTCCCCCCTTTATTTTGTTAAAATGGGTATAAGAAAATGACCTTTTGAATGGTTATTTCCTATACAGTACACCCCACATTCTAGCTTGCAGGCGAGTGTGGGGATTTTTTAATATTCAAATCCATCGACTAGAAAAAGTGGTATTTCTTTTCCTTTAAATGAGTGAGTTCCATTTGCTCTCACATAAAATTTAGATACTTTAGTTACATCGAATTCTTCCTTGTCATCAACAAAGAGTTTTAAAATAGCTGGTTTATCTTTATCTCCATTTAAGTGTATTAAATATTTGGTAAATACGCTACTTGGGTCAACGACTTGAACAACGCTATCATCGATTACTAATTTAGTATCATCAGGCCATGCTCCGTAAAAATCGTTGTCAACTATCCTGTAATCTCCGATAGGTGTATTCTTAAAATCTTTTGCTGGTTGTATCTTAGCTTTTCCTTCTGATTTCTTAAGCTCACGGTTAGATGATACTTTTGAGACTTCGTTCGTTTTTGTAGAAGATTCATTACAAGCAACTAAAAATGTTGCTGCTAATAAGGTTGTCACAAATAATGTTACTTTTTTCATATTTACAGCTCTTCTTTTTCTAGATCCCAGTTTTTTAATAAACCTTGGTAGAAGTAGCTTGACT